CACCATCTATTCCTTTATCTACTAATGTTCCTGAAGTAAATGCAACTAATGGGGTTCCTAAGGGTCCTGCAATATCAACTCCCATATGCATTCCAGGAGAAATCTTAAGATTTCTGTTTCCCATCCTAGATGTAACTACTAACCCGGATCCATCAACAGATTCTGCATCAGCTTCTGCATCAGGAATACCTTTAGCATCATCTGATGCTGATGGGTCGGCATCGGATTTATTTTGTTCATATTTTTTCCTCTCTTCACTAGTAAATTGCTTTTCTGTAAATTTGCCCGTTTCTACATCTACAAATCCCTCTTTACCTCCCTTCTTAGCAAGAGTAATTTTTTGTGCTGCATTCTTAAGACCTAAAGCTTCTCTAATTTTATCAATAGCAGGTCTGAGAAGATCAATCAAAAATCCAAAAGGACCCATTTTTTTCTTTATTTGATCAAAAAGACCATCCTTTCCAGTTATTTTCTGAATACCATCATCAAATCTTTTTTTATCAACATTGAGTTCATCTTCATTAATATCACCAGTAAAGAAGGACATAATGACCTTAAATCCACTTTGAATTGGTGTAAGGAAGTTCACAATATTATCAACAATTTCCTTAACTTTTTCTATAATTGCCGGGAGAGCATTAACTGCTATCCCTAATAGCAAAAGTCCAACAAAATTCATTATACGTTCAAATATACTTCCAGTAGAAGAAACTGCGTCTTTTATATTAGACATAGACTTTCCTAGTGGTGATGATCCTTTTTCTAGTCTTTTTTCTTCTCCTCCTAACTTCGACTTACTCTTTTGAACTTTATCATTTCTTCTCGTATCTGCTTCTTGTTTTTTATACTGCTTATTTGATTTTACAAGAAAACTATGAATATTAGTTACATTTATCTTTAATTGTTCTATTTGAGATTTCGAATCTGATGCAGGACTAATCTTGACCGAATCCATAGTTCCTGCAGGAGTCGAAGTGACTCCTCCATCCATAGAACTAATTTTTAATTTTTTTTCTTGTTGATCACTTTCCGAAGATAAAATTTGCGATTTTTTAGATAATTTACCTTTTACCTTTTCTTTCGTCTTATCTCTTGCAAAAGATTTTACTTTTTTTACCGCAAGTTTTTTAGTGCCACTTTTTACAACTGATTTTGCTAACCCTGCTAATAATTGTGCTGCCATAGTGCTATACCGTTATTCCAAGTATATTTCCAGTAACAGAATTTCTATATGGATCTGACATATTCACACTAGAAATATTAGGAACTTCTGTTGCTTGACCACTCATAGCAGGCAATTCTGGTGGAGGCAATTGATTAGTTATTGGTGCTAAATTGACCATATTAATTCCACCACGACCTTTTTTTCTAGATGAAATTGTTTGAAAAACTTTATTAGTCTCTGTATGATTGATCACTGTACCTTTCTCACCAAATTTTACTAATTCCGGGCCCTCCTCTCCAACCAAGTATGTCACTCCGGGTCCTACAGGACCACCCATTGCTCTTGCTTCAACTGGATTTATTTCCATTGGAACTAGTCCAGTAATTCTTTCCGAATAATCTGCTCTGATTTCCTTCTCTGCCTCTGATTTACTTTTATTGTGCTTACTAACATCCCCTTGTGAGGACATTGCTCCTAATCCAGAACCTTTATCCATATCACTATGCTTACTACGAATATCTTCTCTCATATTATTTCTCATATCATTGAGTTGCTTTCTCTTTGCCAAAACATCTGCAGAAATTTTTTGTTGCTCATCTGACATATTTTGTTCTTTTCTAGTTCCTGCCCATCCCAAGAAATCCCAAGCAGCACCCTTACTTCTTTTCTTCCCGTCGTTATCAAGACCGGCATCTTTTAATTGTTTATCCAGAACATCATGTGCCGCACTAAATTCTGATCCACCATTTACTTGATTTCTAATAGCATTAAAACCTGCTTCTAATCCTTTCCATGCAAGAACTGCTGCACCTGCAATTAATAATGCCTTTGCAAGAAAAGGAACTGCGGCACCAAAGAGTGGCAGCATCATTGCCAATGGACCTATGATTCCAGCAATAGCTCCAACAAGAGGTAATATTGCAATGGCACCAATTGCAGCTGCTGCCCAACCCCAATTATCCTTAATCCAACTAAACCATCCTTTTACTTTTTCCATATTTTCTGGATCCTTCAACCATTCAAATATTGCATTTGCAGCAATACCCAGAACGAGAGTGCCAATGAAGTCCATAATACGGCCAAATATTCCTTTGACTGGTTGTATAGCTTGATCTGCCTTTTCTCCTACAGATTTTTTAATTCTTTTTGATGACTTTTCTAATTGACTTTCTTCTTTTGTAAGTTTTGCCTTGGATTGTCCCCTTTTTGATCTATCAGATTGTCCTCTCTGTTCTTTAGATCTCAATGAAGAAGATCTCATCAATTCTTCTTGAATCTTCACAAGAATTTGATTTGTTTCTGTTAGTGATTTTTGTATATTATCATCAGTACTTCCAGGCAATTTCTTACCTACATTTTGTTGTTTGGTTTTTATTATATTCTTTATTCTTGTTATTTTTTCGTTTTGAACTTCTTGAGATTTTTCTATAGAATTTATTGATATTCTATTCTTTCTTACAATCTTCGCAAGAGTTCCAATTTTAGAAGTTCCACCTTGACCAACTTTACCCAATTCAGTTCCACCACCAGAGAGCGGACTCTTGATGTTGGAAATATTTAATTTAGGATTTGCTACGTCGGTATCAACCACTTTGTTGTGCCTTTAGATTTTCTTCCTCAATGTATTGTTGGAGGAGTGAAACATAAACTTCCCTCTCCCAAGGAATCATATTTTCTATCTCTGTTAATGAATATTTATGATGTTGCATCAAGGCAAAATTAATCTTATAGTATGACTCAAGATTAGTATGAGTCATACCTAACTGAAAAAACTAGCTAACCCTTCAAGGATTACCTCAGATTCCACTTTTGTATTTGGATTTCTGACTTTGATCGTATGAGAAAGTTTTGGCATCGTGGTGAAAAACTTTTCAATTTGCTTGAATTGTTTTGTATTCATCTGCTCAACAAATTCATCAAGTTCATCTTTAGAATAATCAGATGCTTCCCAACTTTCTTCTTCATTATAGATCATATCAATACATGATGTAATCATAGCAAGTGATTCTCCAACTCCACTCCCAGCATCTGCAGCTTCAAAATTATTCTCAACAAACTGATCCAATGCAGGATAACGAAGTTTCATAGAGAGACTATCATCCAACTTGATAATATTTTTATGTCCTCTAGTTTTTTGTATTCTAATTGAGTCGATATCAATTGATACTTCAACTTGAGTTTCTTCATCATCAGGACAAACAACATTTATATCAACAGTTTCTCCAACAGATCTTGCTCTTACATTTAGAAACAAGTACTCAATATCAAAAGTTGCAAGAGACTCTACTTTTACATTTTCAGTAAGAATACAATCTGAAAGAATTTGAACAATAGAACTGGTAATATCTTTCATATTTTCAGATTCCATTGCCATAATTAGAATCTTTTCTTCTCGCACAAGGAAAGGTCTATATTTAATCTTCTTTCCAGTCGAAGGTAAAGTCAATTCATATGTTGGTGTACTAATTTTAGGTAAAGGCATAGTATGTGTAATACAAGTCAGTTATTTTTATTTAGAGGGTTTATTGGGGCCATCATATTGAAATAAAATGCCTATTAATAAAAATCCTCCACTCCAATACCTTCAGCATCTCTCTCATTACTTCCGGTTAACCCTCCCTTTGTTGATACATCATAAAGATCTTTAAAGAGCCAACTATTCTTAGTACCATCATACTGCTTATTAGATGTCATTTGTACATCTCCCAAATTTCCTAGAGCACCAACATCTCTATAAATTACAATATTTCCGTTGAAGTTTTTAGCTCGATAAGTAGAACCATTAGATGCTGTAAAGAATCTTTCCCCATAATTTGGAATTCCGTAATTTCTTGTCGCATCATACTTATATGTGGAAGTCTTTGGCGGATTTTCTCCACCGTTATCTTCTCCATTGCCACCTCCATTGCCACCTCCATTGCCACCTCCATTTGGATCTCTATTGCCAGTATTATCTCTCAATGTTTGAACTGGTGCCAAAGACTGTTCTCTAGCATCAAATCTCTGCTGTAATTCTGCGGATTGTTGTACAGGATCTTTAAATTTGTCCTGATTCACTGGTTTCGTGAATCCAGATGTTGCGTTCACTACATATCGATCATAATTGAAACTTACGTTTACTTTTAGTATATCAGAATTTCCATATGAAACAGGAACTGCACTGATTGTTTTTGGAAAAGCATTAATGAAAGAATATTTCAAAGTATTTCCAGAATTTAAGTTTCTTTCAAACTTAGTGATTGTTATAGTCTGACATTTATATGAATCTGGATATCTCATTCTACGATAATAATTTGATTGTGTGGGAACAGCATCACTCCCACTACTAATATATTCAATCCACGATTCAAAAAACTTTAAATTCTTATAATCACTATCAATATAAAAAGTAAAATCAAAGTCAGTGTATAATCTCGTATGTGCAAATTCTTGTGATATTCCCATAAAGTTATCTTTAACTTCACCAGTGGCAAGACTTGTTGCAGGTAGTGATGCTTCAGAACAAAGAAGACCAGAACTTCTAGAAATAAACTCTTTATCTATTCCACGATCTTCCAAAAACTTCAATAGAGTATCATTCCCACTTGAAGAAAAGGTAGTGAGTGCTGAAAAATCGACTTGATAATGACTAGTTTGCGCTAAATTGCCGAATAGTTGCAATGGATCTACATTATTATTATTGCCTCTAGGATTTCTACTAAATCTTTGTATTCCCACTCTAAATACCTTGTATGGTCTTTTATTATTAGTTATTTAGATGTCATATAAGGGAAAATATAAACCATCTTATCCCAAAAAGTATAAGGGTGATCCCAATAACATTGTGTATCGTTCCTTATGGGAAAGAAAATTTATGGTTTATTGTGATAATAACCAGAATATTTTAGAATGGGGAAGTGAAGAAGTTATTGTTCCCTATCGTTCACCCATTGATAACAGATACCACAGATACTTTCCAGACTTTTATATTAAGGTCAAAGAATCAAATGGTATGATTAAAAAAATGATTATTGAAATCAAACCATTTAAGCAGTGTATAGAACCCAAAGTCAAACAAAGAAAGACGAAAGGTTATATCTATGAAGTCGTTGAGTATGCTAAAAATCAGGCAAAATGGAATGCCGCCAAAGAATGGTGTTTAGATCATGGTTATGAGTTTAAGGTCCTTACAGAAAACGAACTCGGTATTAAATAATGCCAAGAAAGACACTCCAACAAAGAAGAAATCCAACAGAAGATAATGATAATCGTGTGCGTGGTGTTGTTGATACTTTAATTGGTATAGAAACTGCCGATGATATTATGACCGAATTAATCAGTGTTTTATCCGAAGGTGGTAAAGTTCCTTCTAGTGGAAAATATTATACCTTCTTCTATAATGCCAAGACACCAGGAATGCAATATGACCAACACCCTCTTGTAGGTGTTACAGAAGTATTCTCTTGGGGGTTTCGTGGAATTAATTTTCATTGGGACTCTCAGAATAGTAGAAGACAATATGATTACAATCAAATCATTGGTGGACTATACGAAATCTATCCAGAAGAGATGTCTGATGTGATAGAACTCGGTTTTGCTAAAGTTCGTTCTAAATAGTTGTAAAAAGAAAGAAATATAGATGGCAACCCTCCAAGAATTACAAACAGAACTTAATAGTATTCCGGCCGGGGATGAACGAGATCGGAGTGCAAGAGCAAATCAATTGAGAGGACTAATAGCAAATTTTGCTAATGCATCTACAACACTTGAGGAACCTATACCAACCGATAAACCTACTCCTGATACACCTAAATTTGAGTCGAAAAGAAGATTAACCCAGAAGGGAACTACAGAAATATTAAGATATCCAGTAGCAGAGATTCATGATACTACAGATTATTTGCAAATAAAAGTAGTTAGATATAAAACTATTCCTGTAAACTCTGGAGAAGAAAATAAAATTGTAGGAGCACCTGGATCCAGAAGAAATTCAAATAAAGAAGAGTCCTTGGCAACCATATTTTTACCAATACCATCGGCCATACAAGACCGAAACTCAGTATCTTATCAAAGTTCCAATATAAATGCGATTACTGGAGCTGCCGTAGGAGGCATCCAAAATGTTATGCAAGCAGGAGGAGATTTATTAACTTCTCCACAGGCAGCACTTGAAAACATAAAATCTACATTTATGAATGCTGCTGGATCCACCATTAATGCTGCAGGAGGGGAATCGAGAATTATAGATTTAATCACCAAATCTCTTGCATCACAGGCAGTTGCAGTATTTGGAGGTAATGTTTCTGTAGATCAATTGCTGGCAAGAGGAGAAGGAATAGTTTTTAATCCAAATATGGAACTTCTTTTTAATGGTCCAAGTCTTAGGTCATTTGCATTTTCCTTTCAAATGACACCAAGAAGTCAAACAGAATCTGATGCCGTTAAGTCTATTATAAGGACTTTTAAGAAAAATATGGCACCTCAAGTAACTACAGAAGGAGGTGGAAGTCTATTTCTTAAAACTCCAAATGTTTTTGAGTTAACTTATAAGCAAGGAAAGGATCCACATAGTTTTTTACACCAATTTAAACAGTGTTTTCTGGAAAATGTGTC